ATCCCGTTCCAGTTCCTGGGCAGCGAGAATAACGACACCAGTATCGACGACTCGCCGCTGTACGACATGGCCGAAGTGAACATCGGGCATTACCGCAACAGCGCGGATTATGAAGAGGCAGCGTACTTGGTGGGCCAGCCCCAACCATGGATGTCTGGCCTTGATGAGCAATGGCGCGACCACCTCGAAAAGGCCGGGATCTTCCTGGGCTCCAGGGCGCCTTGGCTGCTCCCTGTGAATGGCGCATGTGGCGTATGGCAGGCGCAGCCCAACACCGTCGCCAAAGAGGCCATGGACGGTAAGAAGCAAGACATGGTGTCGCTCGGCGCCCGGCTGATCGAGCGTGGAAGTGCAGTGAAGACAGCAACCCAGGCCGACAACGACAGCGCCGCCGAACACAGCGTTCTCTCCCTGGTGGTGAGCAACGTCAGCGAGGCGTACAGCCAGTGCCTGGTTTGGATGGCCGAGTTCGTGAACGCCACCGGCGAGGTGGTCTACAAGCTCAACCAAGACTTCAGCCAGATCACTCTGGACGCAACGATCCTTGCGGCGCTGTTCAATGCCGTGCAGGGCGGCAAGCTGCCCGAAGGCGACTTCTGGCAGTACCTGCGCGATCGCGGCGTGATCAACCCGGAGAAAACGGACGACGAAATCCGGGATGAGCTAGAGGCACAAAACACTGGACCAGCCCTGGACGACACCGAGGTAATTCCGAATGGCGGCAAACCAAGCAATCCTTGACGCCACCATCCGGCATGCTGTGTTCCTGGAGCAGCTGAAGTCAGGGGAGGTGGCGAAGTTCGCCCCCTTCCTCAAGGAGATCGACCGCTCGATTCGTGAGCGGCTGACCCGCGCGGACCTGACGGATTACACCGTCGCCCGCCTAGAGCGGCTGCTGAGCGAGGTTGATAGCCTGCTGCTGGGCATCTTCGACCGGTACAGCGAGAAGCTGAATCTCGATCTGGTGGACATCGCCAATTACGAGGCCGAGTTTGAAGCAACCAGCCTGACCCGCGCGGCGCCGGTGGGCGTCACCTTCGATGCAGCAGTGCCAGGTGCTGCGGCAATCAGGGCGGCAATCCTCACCAATCCGCTCAGTGTGCGCGGTGCCGACGGCGGGAAGCTGCTCAAGTCGTTCATTGATGGCTTCACCGCCACGGAGAGGCAACGCCTCACAGGCGCGATCAGGCAGGGCTTCTTCGAAGGCCAGACCAACTTCCAGATCATCAAGAACATTCGCGGGACCAAAGCACTCCAGTACAACGACGGCATCCTGGCCACGACCAACCGCAACGCCGGCGCCATCGTGCGGACGGCAGTGCAGCACGTCGCCACCCAGGCGCGCATGGAGACGCTGAAGGAAAACAGCGATGTCGTGCAGTCGGTGGAGTGGGTCAGCACCCTGGATTCAAAGACCACCAGCCAATGCCGGACGCTGGATAAGCAACGATTCAAGCTGACTGAAGGGCCCAGGCCACCGATCCACATCAACTGCCGGTCGACAGTGGTGGCGGTGACGCGCTTCAGCACCTTGTTCGCCAAGGACGCCACGCGGGCTTCCATCGGCGACAGCGGTGCTCAGCAGGTGAGGGCAGACCTCAGCTACTACGACTGGCTTCATCAGCAGCCGGCAGCGTTTCAGGACAAGGCGATCGGCCCGGTCCGCGCGAAGTTGTTCCGCGAAGGTGGCCTGAGCATCGAACGATTCTCCGAGCTGCAGCTTGATCGCAACTTTTCACCTCTGACCCTTGTGCAGATGAAGGCTCTTGAGCCTCTGGCGTTCGAGCGGGCAGGCATCAAATAACCTGGAGATCCACATGAACGACAAAGCAATCGAGGAAGAGATTCAAGCCAAGGGCCTGACTGCGCCGCGCATCACTCCGGCAGACCTGAAGGCCAACATCGCCAGCGAGCACTACTTCACCGCCGGCGAAGGTGTCATCGGCGCGTTTGCTGCTGGCGAGCTGCGCAAGAACGCCGGTGATGCGACTGTGCCGGCTGGCGCCGCCCACCCAGGCCTGCTGAAGCCAAGCCTGGACTTGCTGACCTTCTGCGTGTTGGTGCTGCGCAACGGCTTCACCGTAACCGGAGAGAGCGCATGCGCCAGTCCGGAGAACTTCGACGCCGAAGTGGGCCGCAAGATTGCCCGCCAGAACGCCGAACAGAAGATCTGGCCGCTGATGGGCTACGCGCTCAAGCAGCAATTGCACGAAGCCAAGTAACGGAACACCGAATCACCAGGCCGGCCATGAGCCGGCTTTTTCATGTCTGCGGGCAGGGCCTGCAAATCGTCTCTGGGAGACAAGCAAATGGGTTTGAAATATCAGCTGGACACTCTTGACGGTCTCGATGACTCCGTTAAATCCCTCTACACCGAGAAGGAAGGCAAGTTTGTCCTCGGTATTGAAGGCCTGCCGCAACCAGAAGATGTATCCGGCCTGAAGTCAAAGGTGGAAGAGCTGCTCGGCGAGAAGAAAGCCGCCGAGAAGGCTCGCAAGGATGCGGAAGAGCAGGCCCGACTGGAGCGTGAAGAAGCCGCTCGAAAGTCCGGCAACGTCGAGGAACTCGAAAAGTCCTGGTCTGAAAAGTACAACCGTCGCGAAGCTGAGCTGAACGGCATGCTGGAGCAGGAGCGTGGAACGCTGAGCACTCAGATCCGGGATCTGACCGTCGGCCGTACCGCTACTGACATCGCGTCTGCCCTGGCAATCCCAGGCAGCGCCAAAGCCCTGTTGCCGCACATCGAACGCCGTCTGAGCGTCGAGCAGCGGGACGGGAAGCCTGTTGTGGTCGTCCTCGACCAGCAAGGCAAGCTCTCGGCGGCAACGCTGGATGAGCTGAAAGCAGAATTCGCAAACGACACGGCCTTCGCGCCGTTGATCGCGGGTAGTAAGGCGTCTGGCGGCGGGGCTGCTGGTGCTGGAGGTGGCGGCGGGGCCGCAAAAGGAAAAATCGGCGGCACCAAAGAGGAACGACAGGCCGCAATCGCGAGCCGGTTCCCGGATCTCCCACAATCGTAAGGAAATAACTCATGTCCCTGTCGCAAATGCAGGTTTTCAACGAATACATCATGCCGGCGACTCTCGAGACGCTGGATCAGTATCTCGCCGCTTTCAACGCCGCCAGCCGTGGTGCAATCGTGCTGTCCCCGGACGGCTTCACTGGTGACTTCCTCCAAGAGTCGTTCTTCCAGACTCTGGCCGCTGCCCAGCGCCGCGTGGATCGCTACAGCGCGAACGCTACTGTCGCTGCAACCGACCTGACTGAACTGAAGAACACTTCGGTGAAGGTAGCCGGAGGCTTCGGTCCGATCCGCTACGAACCGTCGCAAATGACCTGGCTGGAGCGCCCAACCGCGCAAGGCATCGAAGTCGCCAGCCGCGCGTTCGCTGAAATCCTGCTGAAGGACCAGCTGAACACCGCGATCGCCGCCCTGGTTGCTGCTATCACCGCCCAGGCTGCTGCCGTCAACGATGTGTCGGCTACCGCTGGCATCACCTACGCCGGCCTGAACAACGCCCACGCGAAGTTCGGCGACGCAAGCCAGAACCTGGTAACCCAGGTGATGCAGGGCACCAGCTACCACAAGCTGGTCGGCCAGAACCTGGCGAACCAGCAGCAGCTGTTCCAGGCGGGCAACGTCCGCGTCGTGGACATCCTCGGCAAGATCTCCGTCGTTACGGATGCCCCGGCGCTGATGCAGGCCGGCACCCCGAACAAGGAAATCATCCTGTCCCTGGTGCAAGGCGCTGCCCTGGTCCACGACGGCCGCGACATCGTCAGCAACGTCCAGACCACCAACGGCAAGGAGCGTATCGAAACCACGCTCCAAACCGACTACACCTTCGGCCTGGGTCTGAAGGGTTACACCTGGGACACCACCACCGGTGGCAAGTCGCCAACCGACGCCGAACTGGCGACCGGTACCAACTGGGACAAGACCGCCACCAGCATCAAGCACACCGCCGGTGTGGCTCTGATCGGTGACGCCTCCAAGTAACCCTGACAGCTAAGTCGGGCCCAGTGCCCGGCTTGGCGAGGACATGATCATGAGCAACAAAAACATCTGGTATCTGCCTGGTCCATTCCACCAGTACCAGGAAGACGTGAAGGCTCTGGCCAAGGCGAATGGCCTGCGCATCGTCGACGCAAGCGTTACCGAAAGTCGTGAAGATGCCGCAGAAGAAGTGCCTGACGTGACAGTCAAGGAGTTGCCGAAGGTGCTGCTGATCGATGGTGGCAGTTCCAGCATCGATATCGACGCCTTTCGCGCTGAGCTCGAGTCTGTCGGCCTGATCGTCGAGTCATTCGCCGACCAAGCGCTGGCGCGCCCAGAAGGTGAGCTTGGCCCTACCGCTGATCGCCTGTTTCAGGTGTTCGAAGCGGTAAACGCCGGTGTGGAAAGCCTCATCCGCGAGCGTGACGGTGAAGTTGAGAAGGTGAAAGCTCTGCAACTGCAGGTAGATGACCTTCTCCGGCAGGTCGACAAAGCCGGTCGGGAAGATGCCGACGCGAAGGAAATCTCCGATCTGAAAGCGAAGCTCGACGAAGCGAAGGTTCCATACCGGGCCAACGCCTCGAAAGAATCCTTGGAAAAGCTCGTCGCTGATCTGCCCAAGGCATGATAATGCTGGCTGCCGGTGACGCGGCCGCCATTCTAAAACCATTCCAGCGAGTTGACGCATGACACTCATCATCGAGGGCGGCACAGGCAAGCCTGACGCCGAAAGCTACGCGAGCGCCGAGGACCTGGCCATGTATGCCGTGAAGTTCGGCACGGTCATCCCGGCGGGCGTGCCTGAGCAGGAAGCATTGCTGCGTCGGGCCGCCTTGGCGATGGATGGCATGACCTGGAAAGGCCGCAAGATGAGCGCCGAGCAGGCGTTGGCCTGGCCGCGCCGGGGGGTTGAGTTGGACTGCCAGATCAAGCCAGACAACTACCTGCCGGCGCGGATCCAGTACGGTCAGATGGCCCTGGCCGCTGAGATTCATCAGGACGATATCGACCCGGTGGAGAAGCGCAAAGGCGCCGTGCTGCTGGATCGTGTTGAGGGCGCGGTGACGCGGCAATATGCGGCGATCCCGTCCACAAGTAACCGACTGCTACCGGCGGCGCCGGATCGGCCGAGCGCTACGCAGTTCGCAGACTATTTACAGAAGCGGGGGTTGTTCGCAGTGCGGGCTTGATGTCAAATGGCCGCTTCTTTGAAATGGAGTTTCACATGAGCAGGGTCAAAGTCACAAAGGAACATGAACTGGTTTGGCGCGAGTTCGCTGCCGCGGCTATCTCGGGGCTCCTTGCTAGCGGGAAATGGGATCGGGATGCTGCTGAAAATGCTGCAAAACAAGCCGACTCACTGCTAAAAGAATTCGATGCAAGAGTAAAAATGGCTGGGTAACTAGCCGATAGACATAGAAGCCCAGCCATCGCGCTGGGCTTTTCACATCTGGAGCCACCATGGCCTTTTACGACGAAATGGCCGTGATGGCTCTGGAGATGATCACAGAGTTCGGCCAGTCCGTGACCATCAGCAAGACTGAGCCGGGCGAGTATGACCCGGAGACGGGCGGGGAAGCGGCAGGCGCCACTGTTGAGCAAATCGCCCAGGGCATCCTGCTCGACTTCACCGGTATCGAATTCCAGAACAACAGCCTCATCAAACAGGGCGACAAGAAGCTCAAGATCGCCGCGCAGGGATTGGCGTGGGTGCCTGGTCTGCTCGACAAAGTGGTTGCTCAGGATCGCACCTGGTCAATCGTGCCGCCGCTGAAAGAGGTCAACCCTGCCGGTAAGCCGATCCTGTATGAGTTGCAGGTGCGGTCGTGAGCCGGGCAGGCGCCGGACAGTCCGGCAGTTTTGCGCTCAGCCTGGCCGAGTTCGCCGCTCAGACGGGTGAAG